TTTTGCTTCCTGTTATTGCTATGTCTTGAGGCGTCAGCTGCTCCCATTTGTTCTATAAGAGTTAACCCTGTCGCACCTATTTTTTGTCCAAGTTTATTTACTCGAGTTTCAGGTTGACGAGCAGGAGCTTTAGTTATTTGAGCTAATTGATTTGTAACTCCATATTTTGTTTTTTTCATTCTTTTTCCTTTTAATTAATAAGTGGAGGAGTCCTGAGACTCCCCCGAGTTTGACTATTCAGTCAATAACTTAGATTGTATTATCCACTCGCTTGAGTTGTTGTAATACCGTCTTGGACTTTACATTGTCCATTTAAATACCAGTTAGTACCATCAGACCATACATGAACAAAATCTCCATGTACTGCCTTACTAGCTACAAATGAGATTGTATCTGCATCTGTAACTGTAGCCACTGAACCAGCCGCATCTTCCGGAGAAGATACATTACCTACAATAATGTTAGCACTAGATGCTGTCACTACTGTATGAGTTCCCGTAGGTTCTGTTGCTCCAACATAAAACCAATACTCTAATCCTGCTGCTGGAGTAGGAAGAGTTTGTATTTTAGCTGCTGCTACATTAAGAACATAACGAGTGCCTGATTCGGCTGCGGTAATAGTATTAGCTGCGGTTATTGCTTCTGTGTCAGAGGGCTTCTGGACTTTAGTAGCCAACTCACGAACATCGGATGTTCTAGCTGAATTACGACCAGTATCTCTTATATTTACTTCTGACATATTATTTACCTTTAAATTTATGTGTTAAAAAAAGGAGAGGTCCGAAGACCTCCCCATAGTTAGTATTAGTCAATACCATAGAATGCAGAAACTAAAGCATCGTCTCTTAAGACATTTGCTCCGTATACATGCAATCCACGAACTATGTCACCAAACGAAGTTGGGTCTCTTAACACTTCTGTTGAAAGAATAGTTTGTGCAGTAGCCGTAGATGACATATGTCCAGCCAAAACTTTACCAGCAGCATTAGATGGTGCGGCAATGTTGTTTGATTTGTACATATCAAATCCACGAAGTTTTCCACTAGAAACTAAACCGTTTCTAATAGAACCCTGTCCTGCATTGTAGTCTACAGACAATAACTTAGAACCTGATGAACCTAGAACTTCATAGAAGTCAGGACCAGCAACGAACCATCTACCTTCTTCAGGTACATTAGCTTCGTCTAATAGTCTAGCCATTCTAGACATAATATCTAGAGGGTCATGTTCACTAGAACCAAAACCTATATCTAAGTTTCCTGTTCCGTCAAAAGTTCCAGCCGCTAAATCAGTAGCGTTATCAGAACCTAAAATGTGATTAGGTGATGATGCAGCAACTCCAGCGAACATTTCAACTAATACAGCAGCATCGTATGCATCTTTAAGAGCATAAGCAGCTGATGAAGTAGCAACTTCTTTAAAGTTGACATGAGACATATTAGTTTCAATATCATCAACGATGAATTTGAAAGCATTAGCTTTGTCAACTACCAAAGAAAGTTCTTGGTCAGTTAGCATTGTTTGTGTTGTGTCAGTATTTCTAGTATACGCTGATACTGAAATTACTGGCTCTTTAATAATCTTTACAGAGTCTCCATACGCTGAGATTTCTCCAGCATAGTCAGTGTTTGTAATAGCTTCTACTACCGATGCTTTTCTGAAAAAGTTTAAAACCTTTTTAGAATAAATCGAAGGTAGGAAAAAACTATTAGTCTGTCCACTGACAGAGTTTGCAAAGTTACTGTTAGTATCCGTTGATGCTTCAAAAAATTGAGCCATGGGATATTCTCCTTTGTTTTATAGTTTATTTTCTGATTCTGCCTTCTTGCATTGCATCACTGATTTCACTTTCGTGTTTATCAAATTCAGCTATGCTCATGGCAGTAATCTCCTTTTCAGACCATATTTTCTCTTGCGTTGGTTCAACATTTGTTGTTTTAGTTGAAACCATATCCGCAGCAGAATTAGTCCTTTTAGAAGATGACATAGAATCTACAGGAGTAGTGACATTCAAACCAATATCAGATTTAAATAAATCTAGTGCACGAACAGCTAAGTCAGCATCGTCAGGATTGTTATACACCCAATCTTGTATAGATTGAGGTTGCGTAGCAGCCCAACTATGAAAATCATCACTGTTTTTAATTTCTTGAAAATCAGGATGTTTTGCATTCAGCCTTTTTATAGCTTCTTTTTGTTGAATTTGTACTTCTCTATCTTGGAGTTTACTAAGTCGTTCTTCTAGAACTTTTGATTTAGATTCACTTTGTAGATGTGCAACAGTTTCAACAACCTCATAAACTTCAGGATATTCATTTCTAAAGTCTTCAAGTTCTTCAACAGTTTTAGGAGCTTTATATTCAGTTCTATTTTTAGTAGCTTCATCTAATAGCTCTTGCTGTTTAGCTCTTAAAGAGTTTACAGTTTTATCGTGATGTCTTTTTAAATCATCATAACGCTTTTTATAATCTGGTTTCTTATAAAGTTCTTTTTTATTAGATTCTAGATTTTCAGTAATAACACTTTCAGGTGTTGCTTCTGTTAAATCGTTAGTAGCAAATAATTTATTCTTTTCAGATGGTTCTTCAAAGTATAATTGTTCACTAGATTTAAAAGGTTTCTCTTCTATTTCGTGCCAAGTTTTATTTTGATTATAAGGATTGGCTTGTTCCTCTTGTAAGACTTTTTCAGTCATTTTCTATCCTCCTAATTGGGGCTTTGTTCACAAGGTAGCTCTATGTCGACTAGAGGGCTTGTATTGTAAAGGTAGCCTTTCGGTTATTATAATTATCGCATTCTTGGATTAAGATTTCTCATCTGTTGCGATACTGCAGCATTACGAAGTTGGTCTTCTTCTGGGTCAACCCCATAGTTATACTCATCTTCATTTTGCGTAACAGTAGTCGTAACAGTTCCTCCGTCTGCGACTTCTTGTCTTCCATCTGCTTTAGCTTCGGCTTCTTTCATCATAGACATTAAAGTGTCTGCTCCGATTTCTTCCACAGCTTTCGCAGTAAAGACAAATTCTCCGTCAGATAACCTTGCAGGTATACTGTCGGAAACTTCTGAACCCGGTCCTTCTACAGAACCAGACCCTGAAAATTCTTGTGCAACATCCATAACCTTGTCAAATAACATACTTAGGTCTGGGTTGTCTTCTAATTCGTTCATAAGCATTTCTTCTTCTTCTTCCGAAAGTGCTTGTTCTAAAATATAATTTGTAAAGTTATCTTCCATTTCATCATCATTTTCCATATCTTTACTTTCTAAAGATTCCATTGCAGCCATATCATCTGCTAATAATGATTCACCACCTTCTGCTTTAGTCATTCTTGCAGGTGTTCCTACTAAATCATCAACTACATATAACTCAAGAAACTCATCAAAAGACATGTCTTCATCAAATAATTCATCAATATATTTTAGTTTTGTTGGTTTTTTAGATACAGCAGCTGCTTGTAATTCTTTTAAAGCTATTACACTTTTAGCAGTAGTAGGGTCTATGTCGTTTATGTCGACATCTTTTCCTACTCTTTTTAATAAAGCACTGTCAGCAAAATCTTCATCTAAAATTCTAAAAGCTGCTTTAGCCATTTTAGGGTCTACAGTTGAACCTTTATTTAATTTCATCTCAGCAGCTAATTTAGGTGCTGATTTTAAAAGCTTAGTTAGTCCACCTATACCATAAGCCTCTCTTTTTTGTTTTTTGCCTAAAAGGCTATGTGTTGATTTTTTCATTTTATTCCTCGTCTTTACGATTTAAAGTTTCTTTTACGATATCAGGAAGGTTCTCTAAGCGTACCAGAGAAGCTATCTTCCCCTGCAGCCGGTACATTTCCGATTCCGATGTTGCCACCGCCAGTGCCTGTAACTCCAAGTTCTTGAGGTGGTTGAGGTGCTCCCTCAGTACCTCCCATGTTTGGTGGTTGTTCACTATTGGATTCAGTTTCGCTGCCTGTTGTTTGTTGAGCATTTTGCATTCCTATTATTTGTGCCATCATTGCAGCTTCCTCAGGGTCATTGAGTATTTCATCAGGGTCTAAGTCTAAGCTGTAGGCAAGTTCACTTACTAATTTAGAAATCTTAACAAAAGGAGCAATAGAAGGATTTTGTGCAGTTTGTAAAAACATTGTTAGTCTTTGACTTCTAACTTCTTTTTGCATTAAACTATTTGTTCCTGTTGCTTTAACTTCTAAATCACCTACTACATCTAATTTATCTTCTAAGAACTGCATGTTCCATTGAAAATAAGCTTCCCCTAATGGTTTTAATAAAAAGTCATCAAGATTCTTAACGACTGTTTTTACATTTAAACTAGCTGCTCCTAATAACATTGACATTCCAGAAGCAGTTCTTGTCATACTTTGTACACCTGTTTGCCCATGAGAATAACTAGGTAAACCTGTTTGTTCATCAGCAAGTTGCCTAAACTTATCAAACATCATCATGTTTTCAGGTGCTGTGTTAGGAAACTTAAGACCGTAAATAGATTGACCGGGCATTCCTGCTTGTCTTCTAAATATTTTGCCGGGATATATTTCCATGTTTTGACCACCGACTAAAGCAGATTCATCAACATCAAATACTAATGAACCAGCCATTGCTAAGTTATCAATAGCCATTCTTGCATGACCATTCATAATCTGTTGAGAATCATCCATGTTCTCCGCTATACCTATACCAAAAAAGTTATAAGGATTTCTTTCATAAGGAAATGCATGATAAGGTATACGATAAGGAGTAAAAGGATTTACTACTGCTCGTAATAATTTATCACCACAAACCCAAGAATTAATTTGAACTTCATCTAAATCATCTATAGTATCATCTAATTCAATACCAACTTCTCTTGCGTATTCAGCATCCATAATACCCCAATATTCAAGAACTTCAAAGTTTTGAGAATAGGATTCATCAACACTGTTATCATCTTTTAATTGATTTTCAAAATCTTTTTCTTCGTAATTAGCACCCATTTGAATACACTCACGAATAGCATCTTTATTAAAGTAAGGCATATTTTTTAACTGCCTTAATTGACTACGATTCATTTTATGTCTATGAACAATATATTCACATTCTTCTATACTAGTAGCTGAAGGGTCAGGATAAAAATCCCAACAACTTACAAATTCTATTCTAGGTACTCGGACTTCTAAAGGATTATAAGTTCTTCCTTCTGATGTATTGTCCCACTTATGTAATTTTTTATTAAAATTAAAAGGTCCTTTAATAATTCCTGTGCCTAATAAAGCTGCTTCTAACATAGAGTTTCTTATTTCAGCTGAACCATTAGATTCTTCTATTTGGTCATGGACTAATTTTTCCATTTTTCTAGCAGCAGATTGAGCAGGTTTAATTTCAGGACTTGGTTGTAAAGGTTCTCCTTCTACTAGCATACCTGTTTGCTCGGCTAAACTTTCAAGAGTTTCACTGAACATCCCTGTTCCGTAAGTAGCTCCTGCTTTTAAAGTTTTACCATCACCTGAGAAACCATAGTCTAAACGATTACCATCTATTTCTTCAATGTTTAAAGTTTGAGGTGCTTCGTTGCCTAATTCTCTATCAGAAGTTTCTAATCCGGGTAAAGGATTATTAACATCTAAATATGCATTTTCTTTTTCGCCTTCTGGAATTTTAGTTTCTTCTATGCCTATTGGAAATTTACCAGTACCAAAAATAACATCTACTAATTGTCCGTATGCAGCAAGTACTTTTGTTTTAGTTATTTTAACAAAAATCCTAGACTTTTCAGATTCTCTAAACTTTACTCCTTTATTGTAAAGTCCTCTATAGTTTTCATAAGCTCTAAGCCATCTTCTTTCATCACTATCTCTAGCATTTTCTGCTAAAGCAAAACGACTTTTAATTACACCAACTAAATTAATTTGTTGTAATTCTTCAAGATTTAAACTTTTACCAGACTCGCCTTCGACTTCTACATATAAGTCATTAGCTGTTAAAAATGTATTTTCGTTTTCTGCCATTAAAATTTCTTTTTAATATAAATATTAATTCTTTTATCATCTGGTATTCCGGTTAAGCCGGGTGCACTTTTTTGAGAAAGATAATGACCTATTTCAATATTATTTTTCTTTTTCTTTTTCTTTTGTAAAGAAGCAAAATCTTTATAATAAACTAACTCTCCACTATTAAATTTTAATCTTTTATTTTTCATATTAATAACCAAATGTTGAATCTGCAGGTTTAAACATATCTCGTTTAAATCCTCTTAGTTTTTCTAATGTGTTTTCCATTCTAGGTCTACTCATTATCATATATCTTAACGCATCATATGCGTGGTCAGAAGCGTGAGTATCAACATCTTCAGGATTAACTTTAGATAATGGTATACCTTGTAATTCTCTTATTAAGTTAGGACATGTATTAAATATCTGTAACTTAGGTCTACCGTTATCTCTAATCTTTAAATACTCATGTATTTGTATTTTACCTTGAATACGATTCTTATCAGCTCTTCTTAGCTTATGTCCAGCTCTTAATAGAGCTTCACCTACAGTTGGACCAGTTGTACCTGTATTCGCCCATGCTGCAGTATCTAAAACACCTGCTACAGAGAAAGGGTCTACTATCTCCATATCAGTTATTATAGAGCCTAATTCTTCTCCTGTCAAGCCTTTTCTGTATAATTCTCTATATATTATTAAAGTATTATCATTCATGTCTATTGTACCCCATAAACAACAGCTTTCAGAAGCGTAACCATAGTCAATACCTTTTACTCTTTCCCATACCATAGGTATTTCAAAAGGAGGTATTATATGTGTTTCAGGGTCAAACTCAACAAAAGCTGCTCCTTCTGCTACATCCCAGTTACCTTCTAGTAATTGTCTACGCTGAATAGGTGGTAAAGATTTTAACATCTGTTCGTAAATACCATCTGTAGATAAATAAGGATTATCGTGTAAGTTAGCAGGAATAAATTTTCTGCTTAAACCGTCTTTACCTGTAAAAGTAGTATTAAAGTTTTCTGGTAAAATATATCTATTTTTTACCCAATGCGAACCAACTCCACCGGGGTTTGCTGTACAACGAAGATAAGTTTTTATTTCTGGGTCAGTTGTTCTAAGTCGAGAAGCTAAGTAGTTCCAACTAAATTCTGTAGGTAAATGAGTAATTTCATCAAAACCTATCCAACTATATGCTTGTCCTTGATATCTATAGACATCAGCATCTCTTTCTAAAAAACCAAACTCTACTTTAGCTCCACTTGGAAAGTTCCATATTTTTTCTACTTCTTTAAACTTAGCACCCGGAAATGCTTGAGGATAAAGTTCTCTAGATTTGTCTATAAGCTCTCTTAGTTCAGGCATAGACCTTCTAAGTATTAATGCTCTATGAGCTTTTCGATGAGCATAGCGGAGAGGGTCAACTAACATTGCGTAAGATTTACCCCCTCCAGCTGCTCCTCCATAAAGAACATCTTTTTCACCAGCTGCTAAGAAATCTGTTTGAGGTCCTTCGTTAGCAGAAAACACAACATTGGCATGTTGTAATTGTTCTTGGATAGTAGGAGTAGTAGTTTTTATTTCTTCTTCTGTTATAACATTAGAAGACTTAGAATTAGATAGTTTATTTAATAATTCTTTTTCTGTTTTTAATTTGTTTTCTTTGTAAAGTAATTTTTTCTTATCAGCTTCTATTTTCTTTTCTTTTCTTTTTAAAGCTAGTTTTCTTTTGTGTTCTGAGTTTTCTCCTTTATTTTTTTTAGAGTACTCAGGATAATCTTTATTTAATTTAGATAGTAAAGCAACATGAGAAAAAGGTCTATTTGATTCAGTAGCTATTAACTCTGCTGCTTGTCTTAACGAGTATGCTTCTTTAATAACTTCTTTACAATACTTATCTAGTATTTTTAATTCACTTTCGATAGGTTCTAACCAACCATCTATGGTACTTAGTTTGTAACCAAAAGGAATAGTAACTCCTTTTTTCTTAATAAAATTTACAGGAATATCTGACATTACTTAGTTATTTTTTTCTATATCCTGCTGTTTTCTTAGCAATCTTTTTAGGTTGCTTAGAATGTTGTTTACCTTTCTTTGTGTCTTCTCTTTTCTTTTTAGTTGTGGCAG